TAAGTCTTCGTCGGCCATGCCTGACAGCTTTCTAACTTCATCAAACAACCTGTTTATAACTAGGCCGTTTTTCTTACCTAGGTCTTTTGCCTCGCTAGACTTAAACAACTTGTCGCCGTTTTCATCTACCAGACAGTTCACTACAAGTCTTGCACGCATGTTTACAAGGTCTTGGCTAACACCTAGGCTAGCCTCAAACTCATCACGCTCTGCTGCTGACAGTCCTCTTAGTCGGACACTCCCTCCCCATTCTTTGACCTCTACGTCAACGAAGTTAAAGTCAACTGCACCTAAAATCTGATCTCTACTTAATGCCATTTGTTCTCTCCTGCTTGAAAAAAACGAGACACCCGGTGAAGAGTGTCCCGCTATATTTTTACAAAGTACCGTCGGTGTCGAATGTAACCGCGCCATCGATGTTGATGGAAACGTTGACTGTGACTACATCTTCCAGTGGTTGGCTGATGCTGTAGCTTTGAATGTATCCGCTGAATTCACATGCAGCTAGACCTGTGCTTGCGTCTGCCCATACAACGACGAAGTAAACCTTCGCGCCGGATGAGTATGACGATTGCATAAGTGCTTGTGCTGCTTGTGCTGATGAATCTGGAACCCAGTTAAGAGCAACGTCGATTGTGCCGCTGTCTTTCTGACCTACCAGTTTTCCTTTGTACGCCGATCCATACTTGGCGACTTCAATGACGTTCGCGGAAAGTTCCATATCACCGATATTTTGAACTTCACCTACGAGGTCACCTGAAGCCAAGCTGGCGAGTGTGTGACTACTCGATTTAGCGTACAGCTTAGTTTCTTGCCCAGTAAAGGGCGCTTGAATTGCTGCCATTAGCTAGCTCTCCTTAATAATTAAGACTAAGTCTAAAGTTGATGTGTAAAGTTGAAGTGTCTCTTCAAAATCGTTGACGATGTTGTGACATCTGCATCCCTGTATTAAGTCACCACTCTGTGTTGTCGACAGTCCGTTCATTGAAGTCGTGAGTGCTTGAGTAATCTCACGCATCTCGGAGTACTTCTCTGCAAAGACTGTTAGATCAACTTGATAACGACGTAACGCCGATACACCCCCGGCAACCAGGCTTTCGATCCCGTCTTGTACTGTATAAACAATGCAAGGCTTGTCGACTTCCTGCGGTAGCCGTTGGGGGTAGACGCCGTTCGTAGCTATCTTTGAAGTGATGCTTGAATCAGCCAGGATGTAGCTGCGAATAGATTGATCAATCATCTGACATCCTCCGCGTAGATCACCACGTTCTGACGTTTGCCCTTTGGGTCTGCACTAGACAGAACCTCAAGCAAACGACCAGCGACGCTTATCTGCGCTCCAGGATTTAGCAGCTCAAGCTCTGGGCTGTATCTAAACTGAAGCTCAAATTCGATGCGGCTCATTAACTGACCATTTTCTGCGCGTTCTCTAAAAGTACGTTGTTTGATGCTGCACTTGTGAGTGACAGTATCAGCAGTCATAGTATGGTCGAGCGCACCGTAAGCATCGGGCGATGTCGAGCGTTGATAGATGGTTGCTGTGTGTCTGAGTGAACCTGCTCTCATACTGCCTCCTTACGCTAGGCGTAGACGGTAGGGAGAGAGGAGGTCATCAGCACCTTTCGGGGCTTTCACAAGCGCCAAACCAGCATTATCAATGATGCCGTCTTCCCGGTATTCGTATAGTGACGCTGTCACCAACAAAATAGCCTGTTTAACGGAAGCCGGGACACTGACTGATCCATCGAGCGCATACGTCACCGCAATGTGCTTTGGCTCAGTCGTCGCATCAGTCGGCCAGACCTCACCCATTGCCGGGTAAAGAAAAGCCCTGTCGGTCGCGCCTACTAGCCGATACTTTGAACTTGCCAGCGTTTGCTGGGCATAGTCCGTATCATAGTAAGTGACCGAAGTGATGCTAGTAATCTTACCGCCTGGTAAGTACAAGCCAAGCTTGTCGCGATGATTGCGAACTGGGAACACATCGAAGTAAACCGTCTTCGAGCCTGTTGTCCAGGCGCGATTGGTAAAACTCTCTGCGTACTCAGTCGCAACTGAGATCATACGCTCAATCTCGGTCTGCTCATCACTGTCAACAGTACTAGGCAGACGCAAGTGCAATCGCGCTTCTGCAAAGGTCACGGGGTCTGCCATAGCATGTCTCCTTCAACTTCAACAAATTTAAGCGTGGTTAACGCCAACAACTTTAAGTGCGCTAGCGTCCAACACCATAGAGCCAGTACGGCGTCTGGTGTAGAACATGATGCTGCCAGGCGTCGTGTACGGGTCGCGTAACATTGAAACGCCTACACGGTCTACAATCTGGAAAGCACGAGCAAAGTCACCGAACAAGATAGGCGCTGAATCAGCAGCTTCGTCGATGTCGTCCATGTCTTCATTGATCACGATTGAATGCCCGAACAGAGAAGTAGCACCTGCTTGCGTAAGATCACGCTGCAAGAAGTACTCGTTGTCGCCGTTCTTCAGATTCATCAGAGCCTGATGAGTTGTACGGTTCATCATCCAACGAGCGTTGGGCAGGTAACCTGTCTTCATTGACTTCACAACAGTTCGCAAGAACTCGATGATTGCCGCGTCAGTACCACCTAGCGCGTTGTTCACGCCAGTGCTGATCACTTGGTAAACACCAGTGCTGTCATTAGCTGCCGCACTTGCATCGAGTGTCAGACCGTTCAGGATGCCAACAGGCTTGTTGGTGCCGTTGCCAGACAAGAAAGCTACGCCTTCAGCTTCAGCAAATTGACGAGCGATTTCGCCAGTTAACCAAGACTCAACGTCGAAGAAACCGTCTTCGATCATGTGCTGGTAAACGCGAGGGCGAGCGTATACTTCACCGAAGGTGGCAGTTCTTTGTGCCAGCTCTGGAGAGTTAGTCTGTGCCCGTGCGGTAGTCTCACCGACCCAGCCAGACGCTGCGTCACCGATTGATACCAATTGCTTGACGTCGGTAGTCGCAGCAGAAACTACTGAACAAACCTGTCGAAGCGGAGAAATCTCTTTTTCGAGTTTGATGATTTCTTGTCTCAACTCTTCAGGTAGAGCGTAGCCGCCCTGTGCGTCAGTGCTGATCTGTAAATCAGTGCCTTTTGCGCGAAGACCGTCAATGCCGTCTTTTACAAAAGTCTTAAATATTTCTTTGTGTTCCATATCTTTTTCATCTCCAAGATTACGGATGAATGCGGGAGCAGCTTGCTTGGCTTTAATCTCTTCGAGATCGGCCTTGATGGCTACTAGTTCTTCTGATGCTTTTGTCGCTTCAGCTTTAAGAGACTCATTTTCTGCGGTGACTTCTTCGTTTTTTATAACGACTGCATCGATAGTCTTTTCAACGACCTCGAGGCTTACGTCCTCAACAGCAACTACGTCTTCGACTTTTTGAATTTCTTCAGTCATAGGAATTTTATCCATTGCTTTTTTTGGATTTGATGCTGTTTAATTTACTCAGCATCGCCTTGAGTCTTTGATTGTCTATCTCGATTTGAGCGTCACGCTCATCATGAGTTTTCTCAATCAACTCCTCTTCTTCATCGACATCGAGAGACTTGAAGCCGTCAGCTAGAATGGCTTTTGCTTCTTTTCTTGAGAGCCCGGCGTCACGCAGGACAGTCTCTAATTCTCTAATGTTGACTTCCCCGTCTGCATTCTTAACACCCATTACCTGGGCTTCAGAATTAGCCGGGATAACAACCAAGCTGACTTCGTGTAATTCGATGTCAACTAAGCGATTAACTTTTGCTTTCGCGTCCCACTCTTCTTCGTTGACGCGGTAACCAATCGACATGCTATTGATCGCGCCATCTTGGAGTAGGGCATAAGCTTCATCAGCGTCCCTCACGCCTTTCGTCAGTGAACCTTCGACGTAGAGACCTTTCTGGTCTTCTTTCATCTCAATCCACTTACCAATGGGCCGGTGCATGTCGTGATGTAACAACATGGCTGGCATTGTTTTTTCTGTGTTGTGTTTGTTAAGGCTTTTGTTAAATGCCCCTTTTTCAACAACATCACCAACTCGGTCAGTATTACCGAATGTAGACGCATAGCCCGAAAACTTGCGTGTGTCGTCGTCGGCATATACTTTGATATCCTGCAAAGTAAATACTTTCTTCATAGCTACCTCATTGGTTGTTTGTTCAGAGATACTGCTCATCAGTAGGCTCCTGTTGTTGTTCTTGTTGATCCTGGGGCTGTGGAGAGTCTTCAGCGCCAAACGTTAAGTTGTTGCTGTCACTGACGTAATCGTCACCACCTTCTCGTGGGTTCATATCAAGTCGTGCGCGTACTTCGTTGGGAGACATCACGCCCATTGTTAGCAATTTGCTGTAGGCCTCGACCTCACCTGTGAAGTCGCCTCGAATTAGCTCACTAACGTCAAACTTAAAGCAGCGAGTACTGTCACCTAAGAGCTGGTGATCCATGCGGTTTTCAAAAGCTTTGAGATACGGGCTAATGGCAGACTTGTAGAAGTCCAACCCTTGCGCCTCAATGTTTGAGAACGTAGCGCGTGACAAGTCAGCAACCATGTGCGGAGGTACGCGGAAGATGCCACATATCTCTTCTCGCGAAAGCTTCCTGGTCTCGATGAGCTGTACGTCGCCCGGCGACATACTGATAGCCTCAAACTTGACGCCAGCCTCTAACAAAGCAACGCGGTTAGCGTTACGAGTGCCAGCGTGAGCAGAATCCCACGACTCTTTCAAGTTCTTGTAGGCGTCGTCGCTCAGTGTGCCGTCGACCTGAAGAACACCACGCGGTGTACTGCCATTTGAGAAAACGTTATTAGCGTGATCACGTTGTTCGATAGCACCGCCAAGTAAGCTGCCTTGATAGGCAATTGGAGAGATACCTTTTATACCGTCTAAGGTCATACCCTTGAAATGCAAGACTTCGTCTGGCGTTAGCACCATTGTTCGCTCACGGCCGTTTTCACCAATCGTCACGTTGTAAGTGATCACATTTTGATGTTCGATGTTGACGCTGACAGAGTCGACCGGGATAGGGTGTAACCCGACGATGCGACCGGACTCACCGCGCACGATATACGAGTAGCTGTTACCGCGTAGGCAGAGATTAACGACCTGCATTTGCCAGAATTCTTG